CCCGCATACAGATATTTGACATCAGTATCGGTGATTCGCAGCTCGTGCTCATGACCTTTGAAGTCTTTATCTTCATCGTCCAATTCGTTCACTACATAACCAAGAATCGGCATATTGGCGATAGTCGGGACAGCTTTGTTGATAACATCTTTCGTGAAGCTGGTCTTATTAAGATTTGCTCCTGTGTGCATCACATCAATATAGACATCAATGAAGCGAAAATCAGAAGTTTCATATTCATTCTTCTTTGAAAAAGAGATTGGGTATTGTTGATTCATTCTGTTTTCACCTCCTCGTCCGCAAAATAAAAGCCCTGACGAATTGCAATCTGCAACTCAGCCAGAGCATTTTCAAATACATTATCATTGATAAATACATAGTTGTTCGGTGGATCTTTTCGTAGCAGGAGAGCGCCGTGTTCTATCAAAAACTTCGACATCCCGGCGGCGTGAGAGCCATGCACGACTATTTCGCATAGATATTGTGCCATGTTACTCCTCCTGTCTATCTGCTGTTACTTCGCCAGCGTCACTTAATTGTTTGCCCTTACTTGCATTAGATGGGCGTCCGCCCTCGTTTACAGCGCCAGACTGTGTATTAGAACTTGTAAGCGGAACTTCAACAGTATTCAAGCCGAGCACATCATTCTCAAGATAAGCCATATTTTCATAATCCGTGCCAGCAAACCCGGCGGTTGCAAGAATAGCGCTACGTGTTGGGATACCATATTGGGCGTCCTTTAGATATCGCTCATGCATTTCGGCACGGTTGTAATGTGTAACCGGCAGGAAATTGATACGGAATTTATAAGAACTTGATACGCTCTTGAGTTTACGATTGATCCAGCGTTCCAACTGACGAATCACCGCAAATACAATCATTTGGTCATTTACAGTACACAGATTCAGCGTTGAAGCAGCCGGGTCGTCACCGCCGCCAAACAAGATTTTGTTTACACCAGCCTGTGCAAATAGTGTTGCTTCGGCCTTTGCAACCTCATTCGTATCACTATTTACACCGCTTTTGTCAAAATTCCAGTCAGTTAATTTCATTGGAGTTAAAATCGCACCAATATTCGGCGGTAACACATTGCTCATCATGTCGTAGAATTCTTTAGCAGTTTCATAGTCAATTAAGAACGAACCATCTTCGTCGTTGATAGGAATTTCCATCGCAATAGCCTTGTAGTTATTGGCTTCGCTGGCGTTCTTGCTGATGGCACGGTAATCTTCAATATCCGCCAGAGCACTAAATAGACTCACAAACGGCGGAATGGGGATATAGTCTTGTTCATTTACCTTAATACAAATTGACTTAGAACTGTCCAATTCTTGCCATTTATATAACTGAGTATTGGTTTTATAGGTGTTATACATGGTTTGGAACTCGGGCGGATAATTCAGTAGTTTGTCTGGGTTTGCATCAAAATATGAAAAGTTAAATGCAAAGTTGTATACACCATCTTCAATACTGCTTATTTTACAGTAGTCCGCATCGAGATTTTGAAAGGCAAAACTGTCATTCGTCTCCCATGCGTATCCATAATAAACGTCGTCGCGAAATGCAATCGTTAAGATTTTAGTTGCTTCGTGTGGAATGTTCATCAGTTCAACAGCTGTGGAGCTTGCGTAGTATGCTTTCTTAAACTTATTCAGATTGATGCTTTTAGATCGATCAAGGCCGTAGGGAACAAGCTCGTAAGAGAATGTAGACATATTCGCAAAATATTGAATCAGCCGACGATAGTAGTTTGAAATATTGAACAGATATTTGCTCATATTCCGCAGTTGCTTTTCGTAATTAGCTGGATTACCAAGATACTTTACAATTTGATCCTTCGTATACTTGGTATATGTCGGATTGGTATCTGATGTTGATTCAAGGTTGCGAATGCCAATCTTTGATAGGTTAGCATAAACGCCACTTACTAAATCAGAATATGTAACATAGGAGGTCTTTCCACTTTTGGAATTCGTAACCATGACCTTTTTATTCATTATATTTTCAGCCATTACAGCCCTCCCTTCTTCAATACTGGCGCACGGAAGTTAAAATCGAGCAGCTTCGGTTTATTGTGCCGTTTCTCCATGCTGCGTTCAACTTGTTGTGCGATATAATAATTGTAGGACAGGGAAGAGTAACGGTCTTTGCGACATCCGGATTTCTCCTTGACCCTGATTACGTTGTTTACTGTTTCGTAGCCCAAATTGACAAGCTCATTGACTGCAAGCCCGGTGTTGATATACGGCATTTGTAGAGCAGCTCGTTCGCTGGGCGACATTTTATCGTATCCTTTATACAACTTGCGCAGCTGATCTTCACAGCTATACTCGCTTTGTAAAAGGTGGATTCTCCCCTGTTGGAAACCACTACGCAAGCCAATGGCTACATCGCTGTTAAACTGAGAACTACCCATGATGGCCCAAATGACCTTCCTTGCGGCCTTATCAGAACAACGGTCGGCAATTTCCGTATTGTTACAACAACTAATGGCGGGATATGTTTCACCAGTTTCAGGATCATAGATATCACGCATGAGCAGGTCAATCAGCGGAATACCAACTGAGCGGGCGTCGATGCCGAGATAGTCACAATTAAAATATTCAAAGTAGCGGCGCAGCTTTAGCGCTTGGTCCTGCACACTCATGCCTTCGATGTTCTCTGAGTAAACGAAATTACTCGTATAACGTCCAGACTTATTTGGTATCATACAATTAAGGAAGATACTTGTTGCGTCATTGTCATTTTTTTTTGAACTCATCAGTGCGATATCGGCGGTCAGAATGCGAACTTCTCCATTTTTCTTTTTCGGAATCTCTGCCGCAGCGGAGGAGAGTACGATATTTGGAGCATAAAATGCCTTTTCAATGACACGAGTTTTGTTGATGTCATCGAATTGGAATAATCCACCCTCGGTAGCGCCCAGCCACTTACATTCGTTTTCCATAGCAAACGTCAAATCGGAAAAACTGGATTCAGACATCTCGTCTTCGATAGCCTCTTTGAGAAGTAGCCCACTTTTGATTGACATCTGATAAGGAAAAGAAACACAATAGTATTTTTTATTTTGATCAATCATGTTGACAAAATAATCCTTGCACTTCTCATAACTCCAGTGGTTTTGGAACCATGCAGAACTAAGATAAAATTCTTTGTTTCGTTCAGCCATGTGCTCATATTCCGGTTTATTAAGATAGCCAGGATGACGAACAATATTTAGGAACTTTTTCAGAATCAGATCGATAACATCTTTAGAAAGTAAGCGATACTCATCACAGACAAGAACAGTGGCACGAGAACCGCGCGAACTATCATTTGCAGTGACAACTTTGATATAGCTACCATTCTTAAACAAGATTTCTGCCTTCTGATTATTGATTTCCCATTTTTTTATTTCTGATCGCAGCAATGGACTGTTTGGATATATTTCCTTCATGATTTTCTCATCAAGGATATTTATAGACTGCGTTCGAACTTTACACGCGATACATACTTTGCTTTCGGGCCAAAGAATACAGGTAATCACACAAAATACAGCAGTTAAAAAAGACTTTCCAATGCCACGGGCAGCGATGAATGTAAAACCTGTGCATCGGACCATCAAAAATAAAAGCAACTGCTGAAATGGTTTTAAGTTTAAATTCAAACAGTCTTTTGCGAATCGCTGCGGATTGGCCCTATAGAACGAACACCGAACGGCAACAGTATTCATTATCTTTTCTGATTTCGAATTGGCGACTTCTTTATCTGTCAATTTCCCCTTACTCAAGACGAACCACCGCCTTCGCCAGGACCGAAAATCGTCTCTCGTAAACTGCCGTCAGCCGAGTCATCTTCAGTAGTCGATGGTTTATAAGCTGTGTATCTTTCCATTTCTTTATCAAACTCTTCTTGATAAGGATTAGGCAGATTAAACATCTTCAATAGAGTACCTAATACCCACACCCTAAAATACTTGCCGATACCGTCTACATCTTGCCATTCGGGTGCTGGTTCTGGGATTGGTTCTTCTTCTTCCCATTTTTGAATCAGTGTTCCAAATGTGTTTGTTTCGGCAAGAGTATTGTCGTTTGTTTGATTCGGCTTCACATTGGCAGAAGTCATTAGATTCTGCAAGTTGTCATTTGCTTCCTTGATTTTTTTTGTATCGCCAGTCGCATCTGCTTTTTCACAGATAAGTTCTCCCTTTGCAATGCGCTTAAACAAAGTCTCTTGTGGCACAGTTTTACATTCTTGACGTGTGATCCAATTTTGATAGTGATCCTCAAGAAATAAATAATCCTGCTCATCCAGACCAGCACCCCAGAAATTTCTCATTTTTTGTGTCACTTTTGTATTTGAAACACGACCAGCAGCAAGTGCTTCTTTTTTCTTCCGATCGATTACATCGTCATAAGATTTTCCTGCATGCTGTTTCATGTTGAGTCGTCCCATATAGGTGTTGATTTTTGGAGTATATGTTTGAGCATGATCAGAAGCCTCAAGTATTTTATCGTCTACATAAGTATCAAACATCATAGCTAAACGATCGATCGCTTCATCCTCGTTGTTGTATTTCTTGGAGTAAAACTCAAACATGCGCTCACGGCATTCGTTGCACCACGGCAAATATCCATCGTTGCCCATAAACCACTGACTCTGCGTCTTTGAAAAATTTCCCTTGCGCACATCATAGATCTTTCCGCAGCACATACATTTACCACCACTCCATGAGGCAGGAACCTTAATGCGTGGTGGTTTCTTTTCAACGGTAGTTCTGGCCATAGTCCTTCACCACCGTTCCGTCATCTGACATATTGTCGAAGCGATACTTGATATCATCCCACAGCTTTAAGATTTCATTGAGCTTTTTTGTTTTGTGGAACTTTGTATATACAGACCCCGTAGTTGGATGCTCACCAATCTCTTCATAGAAAATTCCCATTGCACGAATAAAGAATGCACAACGGCGGGAATAGCAGTAGAAGTAATCGCCTCCTAAATCTTTATGAAATTTTTCTTCCATCTTTGAATTCTGGAACCTCCTTTACAATTTAATTTTATGGGTGCAGGTAGTGGGGACGATCCACTCTGTCTTTGGTTATGAGCCAAGTCAGCACACCGGCGCTGTCACCTGCGACATATAAAAACGCCCTGAGCGGTCAAGCCCAGAGCGTCTAAAAATCACTATGAATTACAATGTTAAATTACTATCTTTGCTGGTTTTTCAAGCTTCACATCATACAGACAGGTCAAACCATCATCAGCAATAACAGCTACGGCTTGCTGTGGAATGTCATTCTTACGAATACCAACAGCATAACTATCAGTGCCGCATACGCAGCCGCTTTCAATAACTTTTGTACCGTGCACGGTTGTCATTCCGTTTGTGTGGCGATGTCCGAGGAATACCAGATCAATCGGCTGTTTCACCATCATGGTCAAGTGTTCGACGACGTTAGCAGGGGAGTCTTTATCTCCATGTGCATACATCACCAGACTATTACGAGCCTTAAATCCACCAAACGTAGGATCAAGTTTCTCTGTTTTTACTTCAATGCCAGCCAGATTCTGTAGCCGCGCCTTCATATAGAACGGAATCAGCGCTTCGAGTTCGTCTCCTGCAACTTGTTCTTCCTTGTTGGGGAAAACCCGTGAATGATTTCCACTGACCGAATACACATCAATATGTTGGCATACTTCGTATAGTTCTGCTACAAAGTTGCTCACCAACTCTGCGGCCGTCATAACCTGTTCGATACTATTTTCATTGTTCTGAACACGAGTGTTAATATGAATATGACCATTGATAAGATCACCAAGCAACAGCACGTGAATCTTTTCAGCGGCGTGCCGCTCGACGATATTAAACACCTGAGCGACATAGCTTTCTAGCCGCGCCTTTAAGATTTCTTTGTCAAACTTGTTCCATGCAGAATCAATACCGGCACCAGTATGTAAATCCGACAAACATACTATCACATCATGTCCGCTGCCTTCATACTGAACAACATTCAAGAAGTCGTTCTTATCGTAGGGTGCAACAGCACTTGTAATCAGTTCTTTGATAGATTCAGCACGCGCAATATCACGATAAACCTTGTTTGTTGCCGCTCGCTCGTCTCGCATCTTGACCTGTTCTATCTTCAATCGCTGCAGCTCGTCTGCCACAGTGTCTCTACACATATGTTCAAGTGCATAATCGTAGCCGGCCTTCCATGACTTATATTTCTTTCGATAGGCGCACTCCCCAAAATTGGAGTTTGTAGCTTCATTCAAAACAACGGCAGCTTGATCCCACGTCAACTTCCGCTCGGAGCACGCATTGCCAATACGAATCATATACTCGTCAAAAGATTCATCGTCCGCCTTTTTAAATTCATTCTTTTTAATTTCGTCCATTCGGCACCTCAAATATCAAAATTTGAATTGGTCCGACTTGTGCGATTTAGTTCTTGTAACGCTTCTTCGGCCTCAACATTGCCTGGCAACTGAGTAAGAACAGATTTGATTTCTTCAGCGTACCAGTGATGAACAGTGCGCGTAATATGAACATTTGGAATCACCTTGCGAAGATATTCTGCCTCGCGCTTATTAATTTCTACCATAAATGATATTCTCCTTTTTTAATTTAAATTTGAGGGGGAAACCCTCTTTCATATATTAAGAAAATAAAGTCAATTTCGGTCTTTTGTTCTGTTTGCGTTCTTTTTCGCAATGCGTAGCTTTTCTTTTTTTGCTCCGCACTCTTTGCAATATAGACTGGCATTCGGTCTCTTTGCGATATACTTTTCACCACAAACAGTACAATAGCATTCTTTGGGATCAAACAATTCCCGTGCCACTTTACTGAGATTCAGTCGATTATTTTCAAGCGTCACATTGAAGGTGTACGCAATTACGTCATCTTTATCAAGTGCAAAATTCGGATATGTATATAAGCAGCCAATATCGTCTGTTCCGGTTCGATAGAGTAGATGATGCACGTCAGACAGTTCGTACATGCCGCGTACCGTGTTGTATCCATCGTCCCAGTTGGGTCCACCGTGATACATGATTTCCGTCTGTTCGTCAAAACATTTTCCAAACCGCTTCATCTTAAAATCAGTGTCTAATGCCACCGTGTCGCTGCCATATAATCGGCAGAAAAAGATAATTCCAAGCAAGACTCTAAGCTGTGCCCAGTTGATATGATAGCGGCGGCGAGCGTCGGTGATATAATCTAAATCTTTCTGATATAAAACAACTTGATGTACGTCAAGTATTGGCGCATTATTTTTGTGCCCTCTGCCGAATGCTTGAATCAGATGGCTACGATCATAACTGACAGATTCGGGGTTTCGCATACGTTCATAATAGATAGTCGCACACTCAATAGGGGAGAGGTTTGTCCTCTTCAATAGATTTCGCAGCATCAGGTTTGACTCGTGATAGTATTTCCAATTGTCAAGAAGCATATTTTCGTTGCAATAAAATGTCGTATAAGCCATTTAACCTCCTATTACAAAACATCCATAGATAAAATTTCTGGTACCAATATAGTAGAGAACCGAAATATGCATCAATAAAAGAATAAGGGTTTGATTTCCAATAAAGGATCTGCTCAGCTATATTCATTGTAACACCTACTTACTCAATTGGTGTGATTTTGCCATCAATATAACGACAAAGCTGTCCATGTTCGTTATAGTATGGAGACATATATCCACTATGCAGCCAATAATATATAATTCTTGTGTTCTCATCGTAAACAAGTTTCGTGTTGTAAATACTGTATAAAGAGCTTCCATTATAAACAATCTTATCGCCTACATCGTTTTTGCGAGGAATAGATGCCCAAATCCCAATACCCAAACATAAACATATTACAGCTATTAAAGCGATAATCGTTGTCTTAAAACACTGATAACTCATTCTGTTTTATCCTCCCAGCCCACAGATTCATGAGCGAATTTTTGGATACGTTGAGCTTCATCCCAACTAAACATCATCTCGCCGCAATTCGCACATTTCATGGCGGTAACATTTGAGGCTTCAAGTTCCTGCCCCCGGCAGTGAAATTTATATGTC